GCGACCTGTCACTTCCGTCCAAATGATTGATAATACTCTTACAGAATACATGGCCCGGCCACATCTGTTGAGTTCTGGCACTGTCACAGCAGGTGACGCGGTCGGACACATCCTCTCAAGTGGCCCGCTTCCTTCAACATTTATGAACACCAATAGGGTGATACAGCGAATTGCAGCATTGTACGGGTGGAGAGCCGCGGTTCAGTTCACTTTAGTCGTAAATGCAATGCCCTACCAATGTGGCGTTTTAGGCGCCTCGTTGATCCCACAGAATCTTCTTTATAAAACCTCGACGCTAAATATCGTACAATTAACTTCTGCCATGATTGCCGGGACCTTGAATTATGGCGCTGGACAGACGCGATTGGTTTTGCAGCATCCATACACCAATGTCTATACTTTTACTCAAAACCGTTGGTTGGCTGGAGCTACTCTCAGTCTTCCTGCAGATGGATATAGCGATGACGTTTGTAATTATGCTTTGTACGAGATCACGCCTTTGACGGTCGCTGCGGGCCAGCCTAACACAATCGATTATTCAATTTATATCTCCCTCATCGATTTCGAACCCTTAGGGGCTGCTGCCGCTATGCAAGGTGTTGAAGCTGGTACAGCTATGCAACGGGAACGCAACTTTAGGCGTATATGTAACCTTAGCTCTTCGGATTATTCAGAGCTAACTGACATCGGCTATCATGGTGTTGCAAAAATTATGCGTTCCCATTTCCCAAATTTCTATGAGCTCACAGGGCAGAGTTCATTTGATGTCCTTCCTACTATATCGAATGTTGAGCTCTATATGAGAATGTGTGTTGAATATGTTCTTTTTGAACGAAAGATTAATAGGCTCTCAGGATTACAGTACTATAAAGCCTCCTTTAAACATCTAAAAGCCATGCGTGTCAGGTATGGGGATGATATGGCCTTTGTGGTCAACCAAGACCTAAAAGGCCTGGATTTGCCTGAACCTAACGCATTGATATCCCAGTTAGAATTACCTAAGCTCGAACTTATTGTGCGTCCACCTATATGTTACGTTTATAAGAAAGATGAGAAAACCGGCGTCAGGACTATAATTATGCGCGGACTCTATACCGAAGGGGATCGTCCCTTTCGGCCGCCCATGTCCGATGCCTCCCTTCAAATCGGCCATGGGTCAATTTCCGCGCTTTCGAGCGTCACGACTCAGGGACCGGCAGGCTCATCTGGAAAGATGGCGAACGAACGCGAGAAGGGAAAATCCGGCGTGGTGTCTACTTCTCTTGGGAAACTTAGCGACACTGCTGGGAAACTTGGAAAGTTGGGCATCCCCGTTATATCGGAATTCACCGGGATCGCTTCCTTTGCAGCTGACACATTGGCTCGGATTGCTAGTATCTGGGGTTTTAGCGCTCCTCCTGTTCAAGAAGCTGTTAGACCAATGGCACTTGTCGCTCGACACACAATGGCCAATTCTGACTTTTTCAAAATGTACCAAAATCTGTCGGCGTTCAGAGATTCCTATGTTTCAACGGAGCAAACGATGTTTCATGATAATCTTGACCCTCTTTCGTTTGATTATTTATGTTCCAAGCCTACTTACCTCGGTAGTTTTACCATCTCCACGAGCGATTCTGCGGACGCTCGCGTCTACCGTCTTAACCTTACTCCCACAAATTATGGGTCTACTCAGGTTAATAATAATAATACTGGTACTAGCTACACCACCCTCGGCTATATCCTTTCACTTGCTTCACTTGCTCGATACAACGCTACAATCCACTTACAATTCGCTGGGACTAAGTTCCACGCTGGGAGGTATATGGCAGTTTTCACCCCCAACACTCTCGCATCTACTGGTGCCGCAAATGCTGCCGCAGCTGATGGTTTGTATCGCTATATCTGTGACATACGGGATGGTGTGGATTGCGAGTTCGAACTTCCTTGGATTAGTAACTTCAAAATGCTTCAAACTGATGGAGTCACTTGGGGTGGGGGGATCATACCTTCTACCCTGGGAGAGTTTAGTGTCATCTGTATTAATCCCCTTGTTGCCGGAGGCACTGTAC